AATAAATTTAAGGAGGAAAAAAATGAGTTTTTTACATGGTGTTGAACTTATAGAGTTAAATGGGGGAACGCGGCCTATTGCTACGCCGAAGGCATCGGTTGTTGGCTTAGTAGGTACTGCGGAACAAGGACCAGTTAACCAACCTGTATTAATTGAGGGTTCACGCTCGCAAGCTGTACAGCTTTTTGGTGCTCAAGATGGAATAAATTCTATTCCAGATGCTATAGATGCTATTTTTGATCAAACTGGTGCATTGATAGTAGTTGTTAATGTTGGTTCTAATTCTGCTAAAAAAGGAGTAACTGCTACTGGTAACTTGATTGCTACAGATGGTCTTTTTGATATTAGTGGTTTTGCATATACTGACAAAATTGATGGTACTAGGAAAAAACCTACAGTACTTAGCAGTGATGAAAAAACAACTTACACTATTAACGCAGATTTTGTTGGTGTAAAGTCTATTACTGAATCGTTAACTTTTGAAAGCGAAGCAGTAGCATTAAAATATGTACCGTTTGGTGATGTAGTAACTGTTACAGGTAAAACAGTAGAGACTGATTTTAATTTAGAAGGCAGTCAAGTTAGAAAAGTAGATGGTGCTGGTATTAATGATAATGACACAGTAGAAATTACTTACAACTATATCACTTCAGTTGGTATTGAAAAAGTAGGTGTTGTTGCTGAAAGTAATCTAGCTAAAGCAATAGCAAAAGCTGCTGGTACACAGTTCAAAGTTAGTATTGATTACACTGCTACACAAACTGCAGGTCAAATTACTAAAAAAGAAATACAAGGTGGCATTCATGCAGCTACAGGTAAACCAAAAGGTATTTTAGCTTTATTGGCTGCTCAGAGTGCTGTACATGTAACTCCGCGTTTGTTAATTGCACCAGGTTATACACATGAAAAAACTGTGTGTGATGAGTTATTATCAGTAGCAGAAAGACTAAAATCAATAGTTATAGCTGATGGTCCAAACACAACTAATGCAGCTGCTAAAACTTATGCTAAGAAATTCGGTAGTCCACGTCTTTACTTAGTTGATCCACAAGTTAAGATTGATAACCTTGCTCAAGTTTCATCTCCTAGAGTAACTGGGGTAATTGTTAAATCTGATAATGAAAGAGGTTTCTGGTACAGTCCTTCTAACCGTACTATATCTGGAATTACTGGTACTAGTCGTCCAATAGATTTTGCTTTAGGTGATAAGAATGCAGCAGCTAACTTGTTAAACGAAAGCAAAGTAGCAACAATCATTAGTCAAGATGGTTACCGTTTATGGGGTAATCGTACAACTTCAAGTGATGCTAAGTGGATGTTTATTAGTGTTAGACGTACTGCTGATATCCTTAATGACGCATTATTGAGATCACATATGTGGGCAGTGGATCTTAACATAACAGCTGATTATATTACTGCAGTAGTAGATGGAGTAAATAAATACTTACGTCACTTAACTACTATAGGTGCTATTTTAGGTGGTAATTGTTGGGCTGATCCTGATTTGAACACTTCTGATCAGATTACTCAAGGTAAAGTAACTTTTGACTTTGACTTTACTCCACCATATCCAGCAGAACACATAACTTTTAGAAGTAGTCTAGTAGATAACTATATAGCAGAGGTAATTTAAGATGAGTGATATAACAAATGCAGTACCTAGAGTACTCAGAAATTTTAATCTATATTTAGTAAATAATTCATGGGCTGGTAAAGTAGAAGATGTTACTCTACCAAAAATAGCTATGAAAAAAGAAGAATATCGTTGTGGTGGTATGGATATACCTGATGTATGTGATCAAGGTATGGAAGCTATGGAATGTTCTATGAATTTATTAGAATATGATGAAGGCATAATGCAAGAATTTGGTGTTTTATCAGAAATGGATAAAGCTAATGTTAAACTTAGAGGAGCTATAGCTGCTAATGATGGTACTACTCATCCAGTGCAAATAGACTTGACTGGACAGTGGCTGAACGTAGAAATGGGTTCTTGGAAAGCTGGTGAAAATGCTAAGTTAGCTTTAACTATGCATGTAAGCTTTTACAAGTTAGTAATAAATGCTAAGCCTATTTATGAAATAGACCCAATGAAGATGGTTCGTAAGGTTAATGATGC